ATTAAAAATAAAAGTCGATACGGCTTCTTCATGTTTATTTTCACCAAACTCATAATCAAAAGTAACTTGATAAATCCTATTTGTCTCCGATTGACTAACAAGATTCTTATTTTTAATTGTGGGATTACGCATTTCAATAAAACCAGAATCAGCATAGTTTTCAACAGCACATTCAATAACATCATCAATATTTTCATTACCGCATTCTGGATAAGCTAAACTTTTCCAAAAGATAAATACTTCAGTTTTTGTCTTATAAACAAAAATTGGTGCTGTTTTTGTTGGCTTATCTCCCTCTAAATAATATTTCTCTTTCATATTTGTAATAGGGTTAACAACCCATACAAAATAGCCATTCTCGTCTTTTTCCGCATCTGTAAACATCTCAAAGGCTTTATCTATTGCTCCATCAACTAAAAGCCCCGCACCAGCAGCAACCATAACTGCGCCCCAAGGGTTACGTTTGCCCAAAATTTCTGCCATTTTTGTACTTTTCTGTGCGATTTTTCGTAAGGTATTCGCACGTTGTAATTTTTGTGCATCATCTAATGTCATCGGTAAATTTTTAGTCGTGCTATAAGATCGCTCAAGCAAATCCTTTGTTAAGATCTTTGCTATGTTATCTTTTGTTATAGTGCTGTCTGCAAATGCTGAAAATGATAGGAAAATAAAGGGAAAAATTACCCATCTATGCCACGAATAACTGCCCAAGCGCATAACATTCCCCACGAAAAAAATAAAATTTGCCACATAATTACCTCTTAAAATTAAAGGGGCAATAAAGCCCCTTTAATTCGTTATTAAGCACCACGAACCGCTTTAATAATCCATTGACCACCCTTCCAGGCAACCAATGCACCAATGATGATACCAATAACAGATAAAACCGCAGTGATTGCTCCACTGAAATCAATTTTTGAAGTCAAAGCTGTGTAATCAACTGCTTGTTGTTCAGCCATTGCTAATGCAGGAACTAATGCGACTGCGCCTAAAACAACTTTAGTTGTTGCAGATTTTAAAAATTTAAACATAATAAAAACCTCAATTAACTAGGCTTTTTTGATTGTCTCTAAAATCAGTCCACCGAATTTAGCAATCAACCAAAATCCTAATGTTATTGAAAACGATGCAGCAAAAATTTCAGGATAATACTGAAATTCTTGTGCACCACCTTTATTTGAAGTACCGTAAGCTTGGGCAGACTCAACAAGTTTTTCTGCCTCTGTTTGCGGTATCTTCAAAACTATTTGATCACAACCATCACCACCAAAATTCATATACGGATGGCAAAATTTAGTTGTAATCTCGATTTCATTACTCATAAATGAAATACCAATAAATAAAAAATTGTTAGAGCAAGGCTACAACCAATAAAACTTGCCCCTACCATTTCTATAAATTCACGCATTATTTCAATTCTTCTATGATTGAACTTTCATCAAAATTGTAAGTAATACCTTTACGACCATTTTCCATAGCCCATTCACGTGGATAAACAAGCACCATTACCGTTTTATCCTTTAAGCGATTAATCGTATTTCTTAACGCATCATTCATAGAGCGATCATCAATCTTAATTTCTTGAATTGATGTGTTATAGCCGCCATAGCCATCAGGTTCTTGTAATTGAACCCCCATGTTATGACGATCTTTTACTTCTCCAGTTTCTCGATTAGTGAAAGATGAAGATTTATAACCTTTTAAAATACCTACAATATAAAATCCGGTACGCATAATTGATTTCTCCTAATTAGTTATGTTATATAAATTTTCCATTAATATATGGTAAATAAATCCTGAAAAGTCATCAGAATGCTTTTCTAAAATTTCATCCCCTAATAATATTGAACAAAGAATTTTTAAAATTCTTTCGCTTTCCTTAAATAAAGATTTATTTATTTCATTATCACTCTCAATAAGACAACCAAGCCTTTCGTGATATAAATAAACTTCATTTTTAATCAAATCATATAAGTTGCTCATATCTCACCTATACAACTAAACGTAAACAATTTGGTATATTGCTTGGAAATTGATAAAAATCAGGGGCTTTAAATGGACGAACCATAATATTTTCACAAGCGATAACTCTAACAGCTTGGAATTTCTCAACATCGCAAGGATTAGCAATATCAATACCTATTTTTCTTAATCTTGCTCTATGAGTTTCATATTGACGAGATTTTAGGCCTAACTCTTTGCCACTAGCCCATAACATTGCGTAATATGCTGAAGTTGTTGCTTTTCTCAATGTATCAACAATCCCTTGAGAAACTAATTGTTCAGCAATGGTTTCTAAATCATATTGACTTACATTTAGCTTTTTATACATGTCAGTAAATTCCTTCTGTAAGTTTTCTAATACTGAAAAATCACTAATTCCCCAATAACATAAATTTTCACGCTGCAAATATCTTGATTTTAATTTTTGCTCAAAACGGACTACTCCATTTTCTCTGCAATACTCGTAAACACTTCTGTAATATCTAAACTCTTTTGATTCTTCACCAAATTTACGCTTAATCTTGTCATAAGAATGAACTCGCATTTCTTCGTGTTTTATATAACAACTTGGATAAATTAAATTGGCATTTCCTTTTTCACTAAGCCAATCTGTGGTGCAACCATTTGTATGAAGTCTGCCAATAGAATTTCTATAACGCATCTGTGATAAGGCTTTTAGAAATGTACGCTCATTACCCTTACCAACAGCTTTATTGGTAGTAATATCTAAACGTTTAATGGTTGCACCATCTGAAAACTTTTGAAGTTTTGTACCGTCCTCTCCTTGTCTATAAAAAATCTCGGTACAACGTGTGAATTGTGGTAATTTGAGAGAAAAAAGAATTGAATTAAAACAAGCTACACAACTATCAACCGCTTCAAACCCAATTAAATTCTCAACTCTCCCCCATCTGCTTGGATTCCCAGACATTCGAATAACTGAACCTGAAATCTTGATACTAACTTCATCACAAAAACTACCTTTATGATGATACTTACCTGTTTTAATGCCAGTTTGAAGTTCACCTGTTTCTAAATGAATTCCTATCATTCCAAAGTCAAAAATAGAGCAAAGAATAGATTCTGGGATCTCTACCCCAAAATCTTGTTCTATTTCTAACCAGTCAATAAAGTAACTCATAATGATGTATACATATAACAAATAACTTTTGTAGATAAAATACACCTGTTACAAGTATCTTGTCAATATGTAGATGATAAAACTTGTATACAAAAGTATAATGCCAAAATAAAGTATTAAACTATTAAGGCTTTAAATTGAAAAACGTAACGACAGACAAAACGATTAGACTTAAAAAACAAGAAGCGATCGACTTAAAAGATATATCTTTTGAGCTGACCAAAAAAGCGATAATGGCCGGACATCAAAAGCTATATAAAGAAAGTGATGTTGTACATTACTTGATCGAAAATCTTGCTTCATGTGTAAAAGTGAATGAAAAAGGTTTACTAAGCCTAGATTATGAAAAAGTAACCAACCTTTTCATTAGAGAAGATGAACATAATAAGCCATATGACTACTAAATTACCGCAGAATATTGCGGTAAAGTTCGGGTGTTACAGAACTCCCGAACTTTCTTGAACAAAAAATAAACATTGAAATATAAGGAAATTCATATGGATATTCTACAAAATACCAACAACATACTAAGCTTTATACTCCAATCAATTTCTAGCAAATTTCCATTTTGGATATTACTCATAGGTTCAGTCTATGTATTGTTAAAATCATATGATAAAAATTGGACAAGATTATCCTGGCTGACTGCTACCATTAGCTTTTATATAGGAGTGATAGTTCCTATTTTAAATTGGGAATCTGGAGCTTATAAATGTATTGCACAAGGAGAAAAGACAACCCGTGGCGGATTGGATTTTTGTCGTGAAGGAATGTATGCATGGTATGGAGAAAACCTATGGCAATGGATTTTTGGAATAGCTATATTTCTTATTTTTATAGGATATTTTTATATAGATAGAGATAAATATTAGCTATCTGAAAAATTTCTTCCCTGATTGATATCTATATTGTTTTATAAATTCTTCTAAATCAATAGGAACTGATGAATTTGTCAGTTCCTTTAAAAACTCCCCCAAGTGTTCCATTTTCTCAAATCTTGCTTGAGTCTGTTCTGCAGTTTCCAATCTGTCAAAAACAAAACGAATTTCAACCGTATCATAGCTAAATCTTATATTATGCTCAGTTTGTTTGAGAAGTTTCACTGCCTCATAAAAATGTCTTGGTGTGATATGCTGAATGGTAATATTTGACATAAATTTAATAACTTAAAATTTCGCATAATAGCGGATTATGTGTAAATTCTTGCGCGGTGCCAATGGCGATTATACCGCGCTGCGAATTGTAACATAATCCGAAAAATCATTATACGAAATCAATTACAAGGTTAGTAAAAGCTACGCATTAATAAGATCACAGAGTTATGCACAAGTCACAGGTACTAGTAAAACAAGACAAAATAAGGCTGAATAACACGTTGTAACGTGTTGTTTTATCGTTTTATTGAATGGTTAAATTGGAATGTCAGGGAAATGTAAAGACGCACGGTGCGTTTCGCATTATCTAATCAGCTTAAAGGACGTGGCTATAAAGGTTCTGCAGAAGGCGCATTAATTGCTGTGATTTTTTGAAGAATGCCGAGCGCAATGAATTCATTTTTTCAAATAAATATCTCTGTTTCCGGCGCTGCAGCCGCTGCGCCTTACGTCAGGAGAAAATGCGTGGCATTTTCCCCCGATACCCCCCTATAATATTGCTAATTCAAATTTAATGATGAAGTAACAAGGTAAAAACCACAAAGCGCAGGCGTGTAACGCCTTTACCCTTTGTGGTTTTTACTTTATGAAATTCAATTAGATCATTTTAACTTGCAATAAAATTACAATGTCTGTCTTAGTGTTTGATTTAGATTTTCCCGTCAAGAAGCCTTTCGGTAAGAATGAAAAACCTGTTTCACCCTCCGTTAATTTGTTTTCAGCCAGTCCGCCTAAAACCACAATATCACCACTTTTAAGCGTAACATCAGTAACAATATCGCGTTTAATCAGTGTTGGCGATTGATTTACGCCCGTATCCGTCTTCACAAAATTAGAAAGTTGTTGATTGATTTTTAAGTCTATCACATTACTTTTAATCGTTGGTTGTATATCAAAGATCACACCAGAAGAACGATATTCAATCGATTGAATAGGTCTGCCGTCCTGATAGGTAACATTTGATAAAACAGGCACATCAGAACCTACTGAAAAATTTCCCTTTGAACCTGATTTTACACGCAACGTTGGGCTACTAACGACTTGAAAGCGTTCATCAGTGCGAAATAACTCAATCATTGCATCCAAATTCCCTGCATTAACCGTAATAAAATTTTCATAGTTTTGTTTGTAACCAATGTTGATATCCAGTTTTCCCGATAGCAATTTTGCCAATAAATTAATTCCGCTTCCTTCTTTGGCAATGTCCTGCACTTCAAAAACATAACCCGTTACAACGACTTCACGGCTTGGCGTATCAACCGATTTTAAAACTGATTTAATTCTTGCAATATCTTCCGCTGTTCCATAATAAACGAGCTTATCACCACTTGCCGAGACTTGCCCCTCTCCTTGTAAAAACTGCGCAAGATATTCTGTATCACGATGAACAGGATTATAAACAAAACTGTGTTTGATAATTTTTGGCGGTTTTGGCTCAATATGCGCAAGGTAAACTACGCCATTTTTCTCATAGGTTTTGATATTCATATTTTCAAAATAGCGTGTAATAAACTGATTAAAATCTTGGTCTTCCTTGGTATGAAAGCTGATTAACCGTGTATCTGCTGCTAATTTTGGATCAAGCATATAAGGCTTTTCTAAAACTTCATCATAGATCATTCCTACCGCTTTCGGTAACGGTACGGCTTCAAGCTTAAAATCAACATTTTTTGCCTGCGCCACACCAAACAAAAAACAGGAAAAAAAACATAAAATGTTACGTTGTAATTTCATTGTTTTACTCCAGAATAATAATTAACCCGTTGATTATCAATAATGCCTTCCAACATTCGCCCCGTAAAATTAAAGTTAGAACGTGGTTCTAACCGTAAATTACCTTGGTTATCAGCCAAAATCACAAAGGCTTTTCCTGATTTTTGTAACTCCCCTGTTATGCGCCATTGCGTTGATAACGGTAAAGTTACTTGAAGTTGTGGCTGATTATTTAATGTAATCGCTTCAATTTCCTTATTTTCGCTTAATGTCTGTTCAACTTTTGGCGTATCCTGTTCAGGTGGCGTAAAAAAGCTAATGAGCTTATATAACGAAAACCCGACAATCAATACGGCAAACACGGCAAAATATTTAATACTGGATTTATTCAGCGCGTTTTGCCGTTTATCTGTGACTAATTCCCGTCCATTATCGGTTTCATAGCTTTTATAAAGCGGAAAAATAGCCTTATCATACTTTTCTTGATAACTTGCCGTCTTTGCGGTTTTCCAACATTTATTACCCGAAAACACATCAACCCGATAACGACTTTTTAACCCTGCGGCAACCAATTTTGTCATTTTGAATGTCGTTTCAATTCGCTCCACAAGCTCTCTTTGTAAATTGGTTAAATCCTGATTCAATATGACAAAATCACAAGAAATGCCGTTACTATCTGTAAAATGTCGGTGTTCTGATAAAAATGAAAAGTGGTTATCATTGATTTTTTCTTTCTTTGGGAAAAATCGCCACGCTTCATCAATAATGATTAAATCTCCTGCTTTACAAAAGGTTTCAATGTTATTATCTATTGCGTTCTTGTAAGGGTAAAAATCAACACCTAAGCATAAATCATTATCGACAATAACCAATTCACCTAAGTTATCAGGCGACAATTTTTTATCTTTTGATAGGCAATATTCTTCAATTAATTGTTTGTTTAATCCGTAAATATTTGAAACTACCCTACGCCCCGAAGCAATGGCGGGAATGATGACAGACTTCACCACTTCATAAGATTTTCCGTGTCCAGGTAACCCCACATAAGCCGAAATAGCCATAATGCTCCCTAGCCAATAATTGGTAAACGACGAATAATAAAGCGCGCCAACATTGCCGAAATAACTAATGTTATTCCTGTTGGGATTTGCAATATTGATAGAAAATACCAAATAGAATCAGGTAAACCACTAAATAACGCATTTAAATTTGGTATCTCTTTTGGCAAAAATAACTCAATCACCACGGGAATAAATTCCGTTGTAATAAAGAAAAGTGCGAAAAAAACAAAAAATTTTGCAACAATACCTTTAAAAGCAAACCCAAGAAAACCACTAAATAAACGTAAAATTAAGCTACCCATTGTTATTCCTTATGCACTCAATAAAATTCTTAATGCGACAATTCCCCAAATAAGCAGCATCAAGGAAGTAATCACGGCTTTATTTTGCTCTACATATTGGCAATGCTTATCTAATCGAACATCAATATTTAAATAATCAATATGCCCTTCCCACGTTGGACACTGCACAGCACGATCGGCTAAATGAAAATTCTTGAGCTGCGGAAAAAACTGATTAAATGGCTCTAAAATTTGTCGTGCTGTGGGTGACTCAAGTTCAGGATATTTGGGTTCATCATCAATATCTTTATCATCTTTTTCTTCACCTGGACGCGTACCGGGATTCGGTGTGGGTTGTGGAATAGGTTGTGGTTGGTTTGATGTGCCTATGGATAATTGATTTCCTACACCTGCTTTAGCAAATAAATCGGCAAAGGTTGCCGTTTTACCTAATTTATTTAATTGTGCTTGTACTTCTGCCGATGTAATCGGATCAGATGCACTAAACGGAACTCCAATATAACCAGGCTGAGACGCAGCAGACATCAATAAGGCGTTATACAATAACGCTAATTGTGTGGCGGTTAAGGGTTTGGTATAAAGATTTAAATCTAAATCTGCGACTGAATTTAACTGCTTATCTGATGAAGTTGTTGGAAAATCGCCTACCCAATGTTGATTTTCTTCAAATCTAATGTAGGTTAAATTATTTACACGTGTAGAAACTTCATAATCCGAAGGTTTAGGTGGATTAAAAGAATAAACGATTTGCGAGCCAGTATTTCCCTCTAAAATCGGCTCAAAATCATAGTTTAATTGTTTTTCGGTAAATATCTGACGAACTTCAGGATAAATCATATTACCTATTTTTTGATGACGTAAATAACGATTTTCTACGGTAGTTTGTGAACGTAGATAACGGTATTTCTTGCCCTCAATATCGACTTCTGAATAATTTTCTTCTCCTTTTCCTCCCCATTCCTCTTGCGCGATATATTCAGCCAATTTTTCAATAGAATTTGATTGCGCGTACTCCCCCGTTCTTAACGTATTGAAATATTTATAATGTTTATCTAAGACATCGGATTTATAAATATCCTGTGAATTTTCCGAAATCTGTTTCTTTTCTTTTGAATACTGATAAATAATTGGATCTTTCGGACTCGGCATTGCGTTGACAACTTTTGTTTCACCATTCACATTTATCGCATAACGACCATCAGCTAAAGGAACAGCAGTAGGCTCAAAAGCAACCCCGATTTTGCTATTACTTTCTACATTCAAATCCTTAAGCGTAATTGCACCTGATGTTAACGCTAACGCAACCCATGAAATATCTTTCGCATTGCGTAATGTTGATGTTGCGCCAACAGCAAATGTTGCGTCATTTGCCGCAACCGTTCCCAATGCCCGATAAGTCTGTGCTGCACGTAATCCTATTGCTGCTTCATTTGCCGCTAAATAAGCGGCATCATTTGCGGCAGCTCTCCCAACCACAGAAACCGCAGCCCGTCTTGCAACAATCCCTTCAAACACTTCAGCTAATACCACGCGGGCAAGTAACGGATTAGCGTTAGCTTTATAGGATAAAACAACGTTAAAAATAAAACTAAAAATCACTATCCATTTAAGCCAAGCACCACGACTAAACCGCATACCATACCCAAAAGAAAATAAGCAAAATCCCATAACATACGCACCCCAAAGAAAAAAGGGGACGCAAATCCCCCCTTGTTATTGTTATTTTCCAAATAGTCCCAAAATAAAGCGGATACCCATTTTGGCAATACGCGGGCCAATTAACACACCGCCTGCGGCGATAATTCCGGCAATCACCGTTGAAAAATCAACTTGATTAAGCATACCGGAAACATCAATTTGTACTTTTTGTGCCGATTCACTGCCAGCAAAAGCACCAACGGAAGATCCCAAAACTACAGCAGCAATAAGGTATTTTTTTAAATTTGACATAAGAAACTCCTTATATTGAGTTAAAATTATGTGCTTATTTGAAAAGCGCTAAAAATGTTCCCACAGATTTAGCGATTAAATAAAAAATAAGCACAAGACCAAATGAAAAACCAAAGCTATCGGTATGATGAAAAAAATCACCCACTGAAAAGCCTTGATTTTCATTCCCTGAATGTGCCACAGATTGAAGTTTGACCGCCTCTGTCCGTGGCACTTTCAATACGACATCACTACAACCATCACCGCCAAAACTCATATAAGGGTGGCAAAACTTAGTTGTAATTTCTATTTCTTCATTCATCACTTATCAATAGCGGGAACTAAAACAATATCACTTACTTTTAAATCAAAATAACCACTGACTTTAAAAGAAGTTGGATGAACATAGTAATTACCAGGAGAATAAGGAACTTGATCCTTTTTCAAGGGCACTTTAATTTGAACAGGAAACTGACCACCTAATTCAATATAGGCTTCCTGCGTGCGAATAAACCAATCTTTTCCCGTTTTCTCACTTACCCCTGACCGTTCATCAATTCTGGAAGTTGAAAAAATTTGTACTTTCAATAAATACTGTTCAATGTTTTGATTACTCATTTTTATACCTCTCGGTTAGTTAAATTACGCAGCTAACTGCATTTGGACAAAATCTAATGTTGGTTCAACATACCAATCAGGACGCTGACAACTAAAATCAATTTCAACAAGTTTCATTAACGGAATGATGTTATGGCGCTCGTGGGCTTTGAGGTTTTGCAACTGGGCTTTCGTTAGCCCGACAGCTAATAAGTCTTTTTCGTGTCGCCAGAACGTTTTTCTATCCATTTCTGACTGAGTTTCTAAATATCCATAAGTTAATAAGTTTTTATAAAAACCAAATAATCTATCTGCCTTCGCATAACTAATATTGCCCTTAGGTGTTACTGTGTAATACTGTTTTTTCAGTAATTTCTGAATATTGTCTCGGTTATATACATTCATTTTGCTTTCTCCAACCGCTTGGATAATATCGTTAAAGGCATCTTGCCATAGGTCTTTAATCAGGCTTTTTCCCTGTTTTTCATACTGTCTTTGATACTGGATTAAATCGCATAATTTGCGTGGAATACGGTATTTATCTAAATAACGTTGTTTTAGCCGAGCCTCAAAACGCACACATTGCTTGGAAAATTCAATTAAATTTGGATTGCTTAACACGTTTAGCACATTAAGAAGATTTTGTTTATTTGGCGTACGTTTTAATTCGGATTGGATTTCGGACAAACGTTTTTGCAACTCTGCCCCTTTTAAATAGACTTTAAGGACTCTATGCTCTGAACCACTGTTCCATTCTGCTGTTGTCTCATATTCTCGGTTATATCGCGTTTTCTTGGTTTGCCCTGCTCTCACATTTTGCAAAAAGCTAATCACCTGCTTTTGCATCATTTCAGACGGAATATGAGCTGAATAGGTGACATCAATCCAATCTATCATCGTATTTTCAGTGTCAGTCATTTCGTAGAGTTCTGGCAAGGCTTCACAAAAGGTTTTCAGCATCACAAAACAACAAACATCAAGATTGGTTGAACCAAAGACATTATGCCCTTGAAGTAATTTTGCGGGACTGGCTTTCAGCTCAATATAAGGCGGGGTTTTCATTCTATCGCTGCCGTTGAAGACTTTCATTGCTAACGAACCAAAATGACTAGGAATGGCTTCATAAGGGTGGGACAGTTCGGCAACATCAAGATCACCGTCAATCTCAAAGGTGACATTGCCTGCCCGTAGTTTAAGACCTGTTCTCTTGGCTATCTCTATCAGGGTTTCTTTCAAAAAAGAGGTTTCCCCGTCTTTGCAAACGAGGATATGCTCTGTTTTGAATGGAATTGATAGCTTCAAGAAGTCGATCACTTATGCCTCTATACCGCATGTGTACATACATCAAATAAAATATACAACTTTTACATACCGCATACAAGCATATTTACATACTTTGAGACAAAAAAAGTATAATAGGACATCAATTACAAACCAGATTTTGAGATAGAAATAATGAGAAAAGATACATCTGTTCGAGTTAATGAAATGAGAAGGAATAAGTTAGAAATGTTAGCTATTGAAATCAGTCATAAGAGCGGAAAACTAACTAAAATGAGTGATATAGTTAATCATCTATTGGATAACTACCTTCAAGAAGCAAAACAGGATTTACTTCATAATGCTGAAAATTCAGGTAAGGATAAAACCAAAAGTACATAATTATTAAAAATAAA